GAGTGGTGTCGCCGCTACAGCAGTTGCGCTGGCATCTCCTGTGAACGCAGCCCCGGTCTATTTCAACCCGGAAGCCAACGTCGGCGGTGACCTTGAAACTGGTGTCGGTGGAATGGACGTTGACCTTCACATTGGTATCGAGGGTGGTGGTGCTTACGCTCAAGTCGGCCCTATGGTCAAAATCCCTGACACTGGTGAAGTGGATTACGGCATCAGCGGCAAGGCTGGTTATGGCTTTGGCCCTGGCTACACCGAGTTGTCTTTTGTCTCGTATGACGATGACACCAGCATCAATCTGAAGGTTGGTGGCAAATTCCAACTCTGAGCTATAACTAACTCAGGTTTCTCACACAGACCGACATCGGGCTCCCGCAAGGGGGCCTTTTGTTTTTTCTGAATCACTATGGGCCAGAAAATCTGCAACGTTCTTGGCGTTCTTGGTTTCGTGATGAGCGGGACTTTGGTTGGCTTATCAATAGCTGCCTTTGCTCGAATCCCAGGGATGATCGACGACATGGCCGCCGACATGATGGATGACATCACCGGCAATCTCACCGAGGTGATGCCTGGTCAGATTGATCAAGCAATGCCAGAGTTGCCGACTAGCACCGGCCCGGCTGTGCCGTTCAAGCTTCCATGAGCGATCAAGTTAATTCACCAGCGCATTACACCAAAGGCCGCGTTGAGGCCATCGATGTCATCGAGGATGTGGTTGCTGGCGCGCCTGATGCCGTAACTGGCTATTTGGTGGGTCAGGCGCTTAAGTATCTGTTGAGGGCATGGCACAAAGGCAACACCATGCAAGACCTGCAAAAAGCCACTTGGTATCTGAACCGCGCAATCGACAGGTTCAATCCTTAGGTGATCATCTTGGTGCCAGCCACGGGATCCTCTGGGTCGTGTGCTTCCGGCCCGAATCCCTCGCGCTGAACTTTCGCCATATCCAGTTCTGGCGCGGGTGCCTCTTGTTTCTGCTCAAACGACGCCAGCCAATCTCTGATGGCCGTGCCCGTGGGCGTTGATTTAGGCCACCGAATAAAAGCCAAAAGCTGCTTAGTGTCGGTGAAGGACTTGGAGGTGAAACCGCTTTTGCAGATGTAAACCACTGGGGGGCCTTCCCTCATGCGGGTGCGTTCGATAAACAATGACCCAGCGGTAAACCGTTCTGACTTCATGCCGGAGATTCCTGAGATAGGTGTGCCTGCAATCTCAGTTCCTGAGATTCCTTCATGGCAATCAATGCCGCCTCAGAGTATTCCAAAAGAACCGCCAGTCACGCTTTTGCTTGGCTGGCCGATTGCTGACATGCCTGGATGCGTTGAGACCCGCAACGCACAGCCAGGCAACCCTGATGCCTATAACACCGACAGCAGAGGCAATTTTGTTGTCTGTGACGGAACGATGCCATCGTTTCCGGCCATGGACTACACGCCAGGGACTTTGACGTATGGCCCAGCAAAGCCGCCACCCTTGGATTTAGACCAGAAAAAAGAGCCGGATGTCTCACGTCCAGCTCCTGCAACCCAACCCACAACGCCGGGCGACGCACCCGACACCCCAAGGTTGCCCAAAGATCCGCCGTGTCCACCTTTTGGGGCCAAGCCTCTAGGTTCTCTCAATGCCCTCTCCACAAAAGTTCTTGCTGGCTATGAGCTGCGAGACGGGAAGTGCGTGAAGATTTGGGATCCTGTGCCGATTGGGCAGGTGGTTCAGAACTATGTCCCACCAGCGGGGCCAACTGTGTCTATCGCGCTGACTGCCGCCTTCGCGACCACCACGGCCATATTCGTCAAGCCCATCGCGTCAGTGTTGCAGAAGCTGGCAAAGCCTTTAACGAAGAAGGTGGTGAAGAAGGTCAATCAGAAGCTTGGCCGTAANNGGAATCAAGCCATTCGCGATCTGAGGCGGGCTTTGGGGAAATGATCTTATGCGTATGGGGCGGCAAGACTCCAGGCGGATTGGTTAGCGATACGTCTGCACAGATTTGGGCGTAAACACCGCGCACAACAATTCCGTCCTTCAAGAGATCCGCGCAGTTTTTGATTCTCTTGATTTCGTAGACCATTCTGGACTCAGCAATCTTTGCATCGAGCAACGCCACTTGCTTTTCTGCTGCTGCACGGCAGGCGCGAACGTGACTTCTGTCCAGCGGGATGCTGATGGTTGCCGTGATGCCGCCATTAATTGAAAAGTTGTCCTTCTGACCTGTACGGATTGGCTTGTAGAAGCTCACTTGGCCTGGGAAGTCTGGCTGGCCATCAGGTGCTGGGTTTCCCTCAGGATCAAAGGCACCTGTCAGATCTGTGGTGTCATAGACAGGCTCTTGATAGTACGGCTCATAAGGTGCCGCCCAGCTTGTAGTTGTGCTGAGAAAAGGATTGATGTTCAGGGTTGCGCCTTGGCAGCTGATTCCGCCGCCATAAGTGTTAGTGAACTGCCTGGATGGCACCACTTGAACCGCCTGATTGGTGACTGAGCCTGAACTATTTGCGACTGGTGCAGCTGTACTACTTGTCTGCGCTTGCGCTGGGGCAGCAATCAGCAGAAGTGCTGCAATGACTCGCTTCATTGGGTGAAGGTGCTCAGCGTCTCCGTTGTCGATTCAATGTCAGTCTCGCGGTTGATGATCGTGTGGTTTACAAGTCCTGGCCCCTGCAGCGTCTCAACAAACTGAAAACTTGCGCCTTCGTTGACGATCGTCCAAGACGGCTTTGAGGAAGGATCAAGGCCGCGCCAAACGCTTGTCACGCCGTTCATCGTGTTGGTTGTTGTCTCAATGCCCATAGGCGCAACGCCGCCGCTTGGTTTTACATTAGAGCCGGAAACACTTAACTCATATCCCGTGCGATATTGGTAGGAGTTAATTACTTCGTTTACTTTTGTTTTTGTAGTAGTTGTTGACTTTAATGTACCCTGCTGAAAGTTAGGAACTACAGGCAAAGATTGTGCCGCAGGCGCTAACAATAAAAGCAAAAGTAGCAGCATTATTCGATAGTTAATGAAGTCGTCAGCTGGCCTATAGCCAACGTATTTGCGCCCCCTGCAGTAATAGTCATAGTGCCGTCTGAGGCAATGGTGCCTGCCAGGTCACCAGCAGTTCCCGCAGACGTAGATGTAATTTTTGAGAAGTTAGGCACAGCGCCAACAGATACCGCTGAGGTCGGGACTGCATCGGCCTGGGTATAAGACTGGCTGAAAGAGAACGCCTCGCCAGGGGTGTCTTGTGTGACTGCAATCGTGCCTGGTGAGTACACACCGCTGGTGATTGTGCCAGCTGAAATGGTGTTAGCAGTGGACCCGTCAGTGGTATCCACCCCGCTTCCGCTGATTGTGAAGGATGAACCCAACCGTTCTGCGGTGGTCACAGAGCCCCCAACTTGGAGGCTGATGCTGCTTTGAATCTTGTGGGTCAGGTCAGCACGAGCAGGCAAAGCGGCTGACAATGTGACACCCAATACCAAAAGTGCGCGGATCATTTGATGCCAACCTTGGAATCCTTCTCAACAATAACGCTTTCGTCTTTCTTTTTCTTGGCAGAGCGATTCATCGTTAAGCCATAGCTGGCAGCCGTAGAACTCAGCAGCGATGCACTGAACGTCACGTCGATTTGTCCTTTGAAGTAGCCGATGTAGTTGGCCGTGATGATTGCCATGGCCCAGAACATGATCGTGATGCGAACAAAGTCGCCAAGCCATCCATGGCCTTGATCTTCATGTTCTTCCGCTTTGGCCTTTGGTGTTTCTGCCATGGACAACAGAGCTACGCTTTAAGGGTAACTAGGCCAGGCCAATGCTTCTAATCCTCAAGCCTGTGTTGATGACCGCTTGGAAATCACGGGCGTTCAAAGAATTGATTGTGGCGATGCTTGAGAAGATCGTCGCTAGGACTGATAACGACTTGGACGACCTGGCTGTGAAGCATGTGCGTGAAATGCTTTTACCTGACACCCGAGTTGACCACTAAGGCGTGTCCGGCATCATCCAAGTGACCCTGCTGTTTTCGGCCATGGGCCTCGCCTTGCTGCCATTTTTTGAGTTCTATAGACGAGATGTCCCCCACCGCATGGCTGCTATTAAACAGCTTGAGGAGTCCATGCCGCCGGAACTTTTGGATGAGTCAGCGGGCTGGATCCAAGCTTGGAAAGCAAGCGGGATTGACCAGGAGGTTTGGATGCCTCAATACTTCCGCCAGCTCGATCTACCGAATGGGCAGCGAATGTGCTTCACCAGCGCAGCTGCTGCAGTCGCAGCCCATCACCGCAAGATCAAAAGCCAAGAGGAGTATTCGCGAATCCGTGAAGAGTTTGGCGACACGACTTCTGTCTACGCTCACGTCAAAGCCCTGAGCAGCCTTGGCCTGCAGGTTCGCTTTGTTGACAATGCTGATGCGGAAGACGTGATGGAAGCCATCGACGCTGGCAATCCTGTGCTGGTTGGCTGGTATCACCGAGGCGACATGCTGCGCGGCGAGCCACCGATGTGTGGCTCAGAAACCTGCGGCCATTGGAGCGTGATTCACGGCTACCAATCGCGATATAGCAACGACGCCAGCTGGCTTATGTCAGACCCTCTTGGCCTGCCAGATATTGAGCGGGGCACGCACAATCCGGCGCTCTCTGGTTATCGCGTCAGCGTGCGCCAGGCTGCCTTTCGTCAACGCTGGCAAGTCAATGGCCCCAGGAGCGGCTGGGCCATATTTGTCGAGGCACAATAGGTTGCAC